ACTGGCACTTCCCATGGTACGTGGTATTCTTGCGGAGCAAGTTTCTCTACTTTGGCAAATGCTTCTGATTGGTTGGTGTGGAATTTATTCTTTTCTTTTGTCGGCCACTTGCGTGGCTTTTACGCGAAGCTAAAGTGGCCGCATATATGTTTTTTAGTTAGGGCATATTATTAATGGAGGATCGATGCGGGTGGAAACGCACTTTGGCTGTTGTGCTAATTTCTCTCTCAATATTTTGGGTGTTGTACTGGTTAGTATTCTTCTCTCGTCCCATTTGTAAGAGGAATCGGAATGGTAACACTGAACAAACGGAATCGCGTTCTTCCTGAGTGCGATTCCTGCAGTTCTAGTGAAAGTTCTTTGAATGATATTGATATTTGTGGTGATGATGATGGGTTAGGGGATGAGGCTTTAGACGCTGGATCCGTTTATTCGTCGTCACAGAAACTGTTAGTTTCTGTGGCTAAAGATGTTCTTTTAGATGACTGTGATTCAACGATATTGGATATATCGTTGCCTTCTGCTTTATGGTTTTTGTCGCAAAGATATTTGACTTGTTGTTTGAGGAAAGAATTACTGCCTCTGCCAGGTATATCCGAGAAACAGACTGTTTTATTGCGACAGCTGATTAGGCGTGTCGCTCGTCGTCATTGTTTATTTACTTACAAGTGCGAGGAGTGGTTTGAGGGTTGTTTGAAGATAAAGAAGGATGGTAATGAAAAAAAGGAGCCGCCAACGGAAGCAGAGAAGAAGGCGCAGGACGACTGGGAGGAGTTCTGCCGTAAGGCGGCGTGCTCGGCCTCGTAGTAGGCCTTGTCAGTTTGCATTCCATGGGAATTCTTTTGGGGGTACCCCTTCCCTTTTTTTTTTGACTCCGATTGCTTTAGGTACTGGTGCGGAAGACAGAACAGGTCCAGTATTGACTGTCAGCAGTATGTATTTGAAAGGTGTTGTGCTTCCGTCGGATAATGTCACCGATGGATTGCATGATATTTATTTTTGGATAATTTTGGATCGGTTTCCTACTGGAACTGATCCTTCGGTATCTGATATATTCACTGGTAGTGATAACAGCGGAAGCATGATTGAGACATTAACGAGGAATCGTTTGAATCGTAAGAGATTTCGTATTTTGGGTTCGAAGAAACTTGTTGTTGGCGTGAATAAGAAGCCGCAGGAGTCATTGCCACATTCACGTGCAGCATTTAATATTTTTCAAAGACGTCGTCTGGTTGTCGCTTTTAAAAACGACGTGTCTGGTGGAGGACGTAATGATGTTGAAAGGAATCGTATTTATTTGTCTGCGGCTTCTGCAAGTGGACATACGTTTAGATTGTATCTAAATGGAATTGTAAACTTTTATAATGGAGTTATTTTTCAATAGACCACGCTGTTTATTATGGCGTGTGTATGATCAAGTTTCTGAGTTTGGTTTGTATGATGGTGGTGAAGATGTTGATATCCCCATTGTTGGGGATGATGAAGATGAAGAAATGGTTACAACTGGATATGGTGAATTCGTTAAGACGTTGAAGAGACGTCGATCTGAGCGCGGAGAGGTGACAAAGACTTACAAGCGAAGAATTGCATTGACTGAACCTGATCGTAGTAGAACTGAAGTTGAAGAATTGAGAGATTATTTGTTAGAGGAAGATTATGATAAGCATAGAAGACGTCTGGACCTGGAGCTAGGCTCAGGCTTGCATAGTCCAGACAGTCGTTGTACAGTAATGTGAATGTTGTATTTGGATATTTGAATAATAGAATATGGTGCAGGAGTTTATTAAAATTATAATGTAAACACTTCGAAATAAATCACACTTCAATACCAGACAATCAGGCACGATTTCTTTATGAAAGAACCCAGCCGCGAAGCGGCTGGCTGACCTTTTATTTATCAGTACAACGGTCTATCAATTTTTACAAAGATAATGTTTTCTTCAGCCCACGGCTTGAATGTTGCATGCCAATTGGTGATTGCATCATAGTAAGAGTTATCTGGATTACAAAGAACAATTGATGGGATCCCTCCTTTGATTTTCCGCTTTGGACGATATTTTTCATTTGCAATGTAATTGAATTGACAACCTAATAAGGCTTTTTTACAAGGCAAATATTGGAATGGTATATCGTCAATAATATTGTACAAAGCGTCGTCTATGTATAGACTGAAGTCTACTGATTCACACCAGTAGTTATGTATTCCCAATGATATAGCCCATTGCGTTTTACCCGTCTTCGATGGTCCTTCAATCACCAGGCTCTTCCTCCTTCGGTGCGTCGCTTCCTGCATTGTTGAGTTCATCGTCAGTGTTATATATTCTTTCAACATAATCCAAGTAATACGCGTCCAGCTTGTCGTCTATTATATGCTGGACGCGTTTTGTTTCTTGTTCAAGGAAATTGTTTATTCCTGGTCCAAGGTTTCGTTGTGCTGAGCTTTTGCGTACCACGTAGAGTTCGTTTTGGACCCAGAGATGAATTTCTGGTGGAAGGTTATTCCAAGCTGTCCACTGATTGGCATGTGGGGTAGGGGTGGGAGGCCATGTTTGAGCAGCAAAGTATTCAAGTCGTTGTAGATTGAGGACGTATTGGTAGGGGTAATGTTGTTTGACGAGTTGCAGAAACTCGTCTTTGGAATTTGCAACTCGTAGGAATTCTCCAAAATCCAGTTCTCTGGATTGCTTCTTTGATTTGAGAGTTGGCTTTGTACCGTGCTCGACGGTATCTCCTTCTTTTCCGACGTAATTAAGCACGTCGGCGACATCTCTGGGCTTTGTGATATTGGGGTGATAGGAATGAGACGATATGGTGATGTCAAAGTGTTTTGGATTGCGAATAGCCTGTCGTTTTTTGAAGATGAGCAAGGCGTGTAGGTGTGGCTCGCCATTCTGATGTTTTTCTTCTCCGATGAGAGCGTAATCTAGGGTTTTTTGGAACTTGGATTTGAAGAAGTCTAGGGCAAACTGTTTATGGACTGGGCACTGAGGGTATGTGAGGAAGAAGTTTTTTGAGCGGAGATTGAAGGAGCTACTTGATGCCATCTTGGTTGTATAAGATGGGTTGGTACTCTTTATATAGTGGTTGATTAGATGACATCAGGTGATGTCAGCTATTTTGTTTTATTATCCCTCAATTCTAGCTTATAGTTTTGGTGGTATTTTGGTACTCAGGGCAAAATTTGTATTGAAGTGCCATATAATATT